ATACCACTCGCCATTCTTAAATCATCTGAAAGTAACAGAATCTTTTTCTTTGCCATAACGTATTAATGTTGTTAAAATTGTGAACCTGAAATTTGTAGTTGTAAGTACTCATTCATTTCTTTTCTAAAATCTTCATCCTTAACATATCTTTCAACTGTTCTATTTACCAGCTTTTGAAGTGTTACATCCGAATCAAACGAAACTTTTTTAAATGATGAATACACATCTTTCAATATCTTCACAGTTGTAAGTTTTGTGTTTTCTTGAATCATTGTCTTGTGTATTTAATATATTTGTATATATAAGTATATACAAAAATAAAAAACAAACAATTTTATCAAGGTTTTCCGTCACAATGTTTTCCTAAGAATTGACACCATTTGCAATTCTTTTTATTATTACCAGGAACTTTTGGATATGGTATATCGTTGTAATTACCACTATCATCAAAAACGGTATCAATGAATTCCATAAAGTTACCATATACCTTTGTTACCGATGGAGTTCCACTAGATGGTACGTGTTTAGATATATATGGAACAGGGAATGCAGTATCTTCAGGTAATTTTCTCCTCATTATCTGATATTCAACTTTGATTTTAGTAAGTGGAATATTGAACAGTTCGGAATAGTATTTTTTATAAAGAAGTATTTGAGAATTTTTGAGCTCATCTGCTTTTTGATATTGATTCCATCCCTGAGTAGATGTTTTTAAATCAACAATGATTATTGAATTCTCTGCTAAATCTCTGAGTACAATATCAATGAATCCAATAAAATGAACACCTTCTTTGATTTTAGCGTTCAAAGGAATTTCAATACCAACTAATTCGTATCCAGATTTTGAATAAAATTTACTACAATATTTTTTGAACCAAGTAAGTATCCGTCTACCATCTCCATAAAATTCTTCTAATTCTATTTGTTCACATGGTATCCCTTCACTTAATAAGTCTTTTTCTTTTTTGAAATTTTCTTTTAATCTTTCTAAAAGAAGTTTATCCAAATCAATTTCATCTGCTTGCTTTTTTGAAACACCATACATAACCGATAAGTAATGTTGGATAGTTTCGTGCATAGCCGAACCAAATATTGTGTGAATGTTACCAGAACTCTCACCCAACTTATCTATGTAATTTAATTTATATTGTTGTGGGCAACTGCTCCACATTGAGTATTGTGAAAATGATACTTTAGCCATTATGTTATTTTATTGTGTAAAGATACGAAAAAATGGTGAGATTACCAAATTAAACTTTTAATTTTAACTTAGTAATCTGTTTAGGGTCAGTACCATACGCCTCCGCAATTCGTTTAATTTCTTCCCTTCCCGTAGTACTTTCATAAAGTATATCCAAATATTCGGATGCTTCTTTGGTAGAAACCTCATACCATTTTGCAACCAATTGGATAATCCATTCTTCGTAATCCTTTACGGACTTACCCTTCATATAACGAAGATAAGTTTTACCTTTTGGTATAACACCGATAAGTGCTCTATAAACTGCTTTTGGTGGTGCCTCTTGAATATATGGTTGTATTTCTGCTATAAGTTCTACCCATTCTGGATTCATAGACATATAACGTATGATTAACCAATTACTCCAAGTTTTTTTATCGGCATCATCTAACTTGTCCCAATACTTTGGGTCTTGTTCTTTTGTAATTGCATTTATGTGGTCAAATAATCCTTTTGCCATATTATACTTATTCTTCTATTTTTAGACCCGGAGGTAATAATTCATTAAGTACTTCACCACAATCACCACAAAGGAATAATTCTACCGGTAGTACTTCATCCTTTGGTTTACCAGTTAATAATTTTGAAATCTTACGAAATCCAAAACCTTGTACAAAAACTTCACCACCACATTTCTTACATGCAATTGCTTCCGTTTTTTCTAATGAAACTGGTTTTTCTTCTATTGGTTGTCCACCTGCTCCTAAAATGTTTGCCATATTAAATTAAATTTAAAATTTGAATTAGTGTTGCCGCTGCTATAATTTCTTTATCAATTGCTACCGCAGATTTAGCAACCCCATCACCTAAAACTAAAATTACATTCGCAGTATTTTCTCCTGCATACTCATCTACCTTATCATAAAGTAATGTATAAAGGTCAGAAAAATCAGTTGCCTTTGAATCTAAGATAGCTTGTCTGATGTTCATATATTTGTTCCTCTTATCATCCTTAGATTTAAGGATTTCCAAAACTTTCATTTTGTAATCATTTTCTAAAAGATTTTGAACATCTACTTGTAATTTACCTTTTAAAGAATTAAGTTGACAAGTATTGATAATTTTACGAATATCGGGATATGATGAATCAATGATTGGAACTAAATCTTTTGGGTCAAACTGAACGTTTTCTACTTTCAAAATTTTACTCATTTGAATTGCCACATCTTTTTTAGTTGGCGGTGTAATTTGAAAGGTTTGACAACGGCTTTGAATTGGTTCGATAATTTTCTCAATATAGTTACAGGTTAAAATAAATCTGCAATGTTTTGAAAAAGTTTCCATTAAGTTACGAAGGATTGCCTGTGCGTTGGGAGTCATATAATCAAACTCATCTAAAATGATGATTTTGTATTTTTTAAAACCCATCGATGATGCAAAGTTTTTAACTTTTGTTCTAACGGTTTCCACATTGTTTTCATCCGATGCGTTGATAACCATATAATCACAATCAATTGATTTTACAATCAACTTTGCCAATGTTGTTTTTCCAGTACCCGCTTTACCAAAAAATAATAAGTGTGGTACATCTTCACTTTCGATATATCCAGCAACTTTACTTTTTAAATGCTCATTGCCCACATAATCATCTAATTTAGATGGTCTATAACGCTCTACCCATAGAGAGTGATTTATTTGTTCTTCTTCTTTAAATTCAAACATATTTTTATTTTTTAATTTCCGGTTGAGCCAAATCCGCCTTCACCTCTTTCCGTATCTGATAATTCTTGTACTTCCTCAAATTCAATTTGTGGATATGGTAATATAATAATTTGTGCAATTCTATCACCTACTTTATAAAATTCATTTGATGAGTCTTCAGTATTTTTTGTTTCATCGTAAAATCTTTCGCTACCAAATATTTTATTAAAGGTTGCTTGTATTTCACCTCTATATCCACTATCAATTACACCAACTGAATTACTTAATTGTAAGCCAGTCTTTCTAATTGATGAACGAGGAAATACTAATCCTACAAATCCATCTCTAATTTCCATAGCCAATCCCGTACCATAAGTTATTTGTTCGGGTGTATCTTTAAGGATTTCAGTTGCTACCAAATCCATCCCAGCATCACCATCTTTAGCGTACTTTGGGATTACTGCGTTAGGCTTCAGCCTCTTTATTTTCACTTTCATTGTTATAATTTTTAAATGCTTCTTTTTGTTTTTGTCTTAAAGATTTACCTTCTTCGGTAAGTTCTCTAGCAAATAGTTTAAACACTTTACCGCTTTTACCATTTTGAAAAGTTATATAAGAGTTTTCTACATTAGTAATTGTAAAAATTACTTTAGGGTCTTCATTGTTATCCGATTCATCATCAGTCCAAGCAAACACTTGTGGTTCATCTTCATCAAATTGAAAACACCACTCACATTCTTCATACTTTTTTTGTCTTAATGTAACCTCCGGTGATTTGAATTCAACCACTTCTTCTTTTTTTGTTTTTTTAGTTTTTGCCATAATTTTATTTTATTTTACAAATATACGAAAATATATTTAGAATTCAAAAAACTTTTTTGCATTCTGCGATTCCACCGATGCCATCTCCCATTTAAGTGCTCCAAAGAAATCATTAAGTTTATTTTCTAACTCCGCTTTATATATCCCATCTCTATCAATGTGAGTGTTGATAAAATCTAATATCTCTTTTGGGTCATTATAATCTTTAAATGCCAAAGTATCAATTCCTAATGGATTGTTTTTAAGATACACCCATTTAACTTTTTCACCATCTCTAATTGGTTCATGTTTAAACGGACACTCAAAGAATTTAAGTAATCTATTATATGCTATACCAGCCTTAACGTGCGCAGGAGTGCCTTTTTCAAAGTTAGCAATTTGTAAACCACTATCCTTTCTCCATTTACCTTTATCATACTTACTCAATTCTTTAATTGCTCCACCTTTTGCTATTTTATTAATAGGAAGATTGTAAATGTTCTTTTTAAATTCTAAAAGTGATTCATTTATTTCTTCGTTGGTTTTGCCCATTAGGATATCTTTCAACATCTTTGCCATAAAGTCCTGAAATGCTTTGGGGAATGATGAACGAACTACATCCAATCCTTTAACATCCAATTTATCACAAGGGATACCATTCTTTAAAATCATCCATTGTGCATATCGTTTCTTTGCTACCCAAAATCCTGCTTTACTGATATATTCCTTTTTGATTTCAAATCTATGTTTCTCTTTAGGAATACAAAAGAATCTTTCCGCTAATAAGTTATAGAAGGAATTTAGAAACGCCTGTGTTTCTTCTGCAATCGTATTAACTTCCTGCGCCATCCGTGTCTGGTCAAATGTTTTATATTCCGGATATCTATGCTTTACCAAAGGTTCTGCCATCATATAAATCGAATCAGTATCAATGTACACATTATAATCTTCTTTCGTACCTAACTCTTTTTGATATTTCAGATTGGCCATTTCCGCAGTTTTCTTAATCACAGTTTGACCGGTAATCGTTACGGCTTCAGCGTTATCAATATCGTAAAAACGAAACGCCACAAGTCCTAACACACCATACATTGAGTTCAAAAGAATTTTCTGCACCAATTGTCTTTTTCCATAGAATTCGTATTTTTCAGTATCACCCGCTTCACCATACTTTTTTTCTAACTTTCTAAACTCAACCCTTTGTTTAAACCAAGTATCCAAAATATCCGCAATCAAACCAGGTTTCTTTTGTGTGTACAATACACCATTTGCGGCAATACCCAATTCATTATCTTTAATGAGTTCCGTAAGTTCTTGTCTATTGTAAGTAAATTGTTTCGTTTTACCATTAATGACATATTGCCCATCTTCTCCTTTTACCCAAGAATCAGGATTCCAATTTTCAACTTTACCAACTTTGGTTTCAGGAGAAATATTAAGAGTCATAATGATTGATGGATATAGAGATGTTAAGTCCAAGTCATATATCCAATCATATTTACCAACGATGGGTTCTTTAACATACGCTCCAATGAATTTTTCTTCGCCCGCTTCAGCTTGTTCTGCGAGTTTATCTTTGTGATTCTTTGGTTTGTTCGGTGCTACTAATCCTTTCTTTTTAAGGTATGCCAAACACGCTCCTTCCAAATACTTAGATGAGAAAATATAATCTTCATAAGGAGTAAATCCAGAATGACAAATCGCTCTACTCAATTCAATGAACTGAAGTTTTGCATCCATTGACACAACCAACTCAACGTCAGTAATGTTATATTCAATAAACTTTTCTAAATCATCTTCAAATAGGTCATCCAAACTTCCTTCATATTCAACTTTACCTCTACCCAACTCTTTCATAGCAATGTGATTAAGAGTATATGAACTTTCTAAACCAAAGTTATATCGTTTATACAAACCAATATAGTCCATAATACTCACACCTGCAATACTATAACGATTACGATATGGTGACCAATAAGTTTTACCTATACAAGATAAACGGTTAGCTTGCTTTTCACCGCATACATTCTTAATACGATTATAAAGATACGGAACGTCAAAGAAATCAATATTCCATCCTGTCCAAATTGTTGCGTTTATACTTTCAACATAGGTTAAGTACTTCATCAGTAATTCGCGCTCACTATTAAAAATATGAACATGCACATCTCTACCGTCTTTTTGAAATGATTTACCTTTTACTTTACCCTTCTTATCCACAACAAATACGTGATACTCTTTTGTAGCATCATCATGAGATGCTATCGAAGTAATTTCGTTTTCCGCTTTTTCAATGTTTGGAAGGCCGGAATGCATCTCAACTTCTATATCGAATGTTAATACGATATGTCCTTTTGATGGAGTATCATCTTCGTATAAATCAACTAATACTCTTGTTGTTTCGGGAACATCACTTTCAAATAATTCCTCACTATCATCTTTTTCCCATTTATAAATTTTAGTAAGTTTATCACCATACATCGATGTATATTGACCATTAGGGTCTTTGATATACGCATATTTTTTATATGGAAATGTTCGATAACCAATTGTATCATCCCAAAGATGTATTAAGTTTCGTTGTCTTTCTAGAAATATATTTTGATACATTTATTGTGTTATGGTTTATAAAATATAAAAATTGGTTCGTATTTGTAAAACTGTCCCTCTATTTGCATACTATTCTTTGCCTTAGATAAATCCATTCCAGTCATCGGACTCATAGTCATTCTAAGTTTTCCTTTATATTCACACCCCAACTGAGTTAGGATATCAATACTATCTTGTTCCAATGGATAAAATTTATCAGGTCCAACTTTTATGTCTGCGATATTCCAACAAATGTATCTATCATTTCTAAGATATTCAAAAATAGTTGTAAGTGTTGGTTTTAAGAAACCATCTCTCCAACTTTCATAGTTTCCAAATTTCTTAAATGATTGTGTATCATCATCCGAATATCTTTCTCTATCAAAGTATGGTGGTGAAGTAAATGCAAAATCTAGTTTACCTTTATACTTTTGAAATCTCGGGTCATCTGCAATAATTTCAGAACCAGTTGTAAAGAGTTCGTATGTATTTGCATGCCCCCAAAAAGGATTAGATGCACCGGGTACTTTATTGTTAAAGAATTCAGCAAGATATTCATATCGAGTCTTACCAATTTCTGTAATATAGTTTTCAGTATTTGGGTCATTACCTATG